TCCAACCTTGATTTCTAAGGTTATATTTATGTGCTGCTGATAAAGTAGTAGGTCTAGTATCAATAGCTAAACCATCATCTACACCATAAATATCTCTAATGTTAAGAGATACAGTACTTTGAGCTATGTTACCTGAAGACTTATCATATGTTAATAGTACAGGATTATCTAAATCTTTACTTACTATAATACAACTATTATTAATAATTGAAACTTCTATATCATTGTTACTTAAAGCTCCTATAGTAATATGATTACCACTATTCTTTAAAGCTGCTGAAGGACTAGGAGCTAACATATTCATAAACCAAAGTCTATTATATATACGAACTACACCTAATGATACAGTAGTATCTCCAGCAGGAGATTCCCAGACATGAAAAGACTGTTTACTTTCTGCTATTTGAGTAGCAGTTAGTCCACTCTCTTTTAGTACATAACCAGTTTCATAATCAACACCTAAGCGCCTGTACCTTGAACCATCACGGTTAAGTACAAAGTTAGCTTCATCTACAGAAGCATTCTCTGGAAATGTTAATTGATTAGCTTCAGTTACTAGACCCTTAACAAAGGACCTAAAAGCCTTTTCGCCCTTTTGAGCCATTTAGATTTCCTGAGCTTTTTGTTCTTGTTTAGCGTAATACTTTTCTTTTGGTGTTATTGAATCTTTAAGTGCTTTTACTTTAGCTTCTTCTTTTTGCTCATTAATATATTTAAACACAGCAGTATCAACAGTATTTAAAGAAGTATATAGTCCACCTAACTCAGCAGGTAATTGCCCACCATCACTCCATTGTAATTCATAGTGTGATGTACCTTGTTTAATATAAGTCTGAATTTCCTTAATACCTTTAGTTTTATAACTTCTAATTATGTCATGTGCCATTCTAGTATCCTTGTTTTATATAGAGTAGTCTTTTACTCGATTTTGTTTTTGTGGTCTTTTTAGTACTTTAATATTTTTACCTTTATATTTACCAAAATGAGTTCCTGCTGGAAAAGCTAAATATTTTTTTGTTGCAGTCTTGGTTTTAGTTTTTGGTTTTAATCCTGAAGCTAATCCACCAATCAATGCATTTTTAAAAGTAGCTTTTTTTTCCATTCTAGTATCCTCTTCCTGGAGTAGTTTTTTTCTTTTTCATTACTTTCTTTTTTTTCTTCATACTCATTTTAATTTATCCCTTATAAATATTTGTTTTGCATAGAAGTCATTGTTACTAAACCCCTACTTTTCTTTTTACTTGGTTTCTTTTTAGGTACAGTTTTTAATTTATCTTGCTTATTCATTTGCATACCACCATATTTAGTATCTTCAGTAATTCTTTGTACTTTACCAATGTTACCTTTAGGACTTCCTCTACGTCCTTTTCCTGCTAAATCAGCATTACCATAAGGAGACCCTGTCATAGAATTAGATTTATATATAGTAGCTTTTTTTATTACAGCTGGAGTTTTACTCTTTTTAGTATTATCTAAAGCTTTTTCCATAGGTTTTTCCATACCTATTTTACCATAGTCTGTAGCAGGAGAGCCTCCTCCAAATCTAGGAGCTCCTTTTTTTAATTGTTGTTGCCTAATTAATTTTCTAGTTGTAGAAAAAACTGGAAGTTGAGTTTCATCTAATTTTGTTTTTTTCTTTTTCTTTTGTTTAGTTAAAGACCCAAGGTTTTTTTCATTTTCTGTTAATGCCATTATACTATCCTCTTTTTAAGTTGTTTTGAAAATGAACCAGGAATATCTTTCCATTTCTGTCCACCTTTAGGTTTATTTAAAGTACTTACACGTATACCACGTTTAAGTTTCTTTTTTTTAGGTGCTCCATACACATCACCTTTAATAAACGGCTTAGTATCCCAAGTATTCATTAGTAGTTAGGTGTCTTTTTAGTGGCTCTATTTCTGCCATAGTTTGGATACATAATACCTTTTTCAACTTGTAGTTTCCAAGCATCTTGACTCATCTTACGTCTTTGTGTTACTGAGGTTTGTTCTGCTTTCTGATTAGCCATTTGTTTAAGAGTTAAAAATGCTGCTGATTTAGCTTCATTAAGAAGATAAGTAAACATCTGTACAGGTAAGTCAGGAGTAAATGTATCTGCTATACTAAAAGCTATAGAACGTTTACCATGACATTGTGTTTTACTAGCTTGTAAAGTACTATCTAAAGTTGCTAAATAAGAATCAAATACCATTGTTACATCATCAAAAGATGTAAAGTATTGAGGACATTTATTATTAAGAATATTAATAGTTATACCAGTAGGGTCTGTTACTACCTTAACTGTCGTAGCAGTACTATCTCTAGCATCTGTAAGATACATAAACTCTTCCGGAGTTTTATACTCTATAACTTGAAATAGGTCTTTAGCTGTAGATGTTTTTTTACTATTGTATTTAATATATTTTAAATCTATAATATCTTCAGGTAGACTCATATGAGTTGGTCTAGCTGTAGTACCACTAGCAGTCATTTGAAATAACTCATAAAGGAAAGCATAATCTTTTCCATCTATGATATTATAATAAGTTGTTTTAACTACTTGAGCTACTTGAATAGCTTCTACACTATCATTAATTGCATTGACATTATCAGAATCCATGTCTGACATAATATCTTGTACAATTTCTAATAAGGTCATTTTAGCCATAATTTATCCTATGTAGCAGTTAATGTTAAACCTACTTTTTGAAATACCATATCACCAGATGCTCCTGTATTTTGAGCATAGATTTCAAAGTAGTCGTCAGTAGCAGCGTTATAAAAACATGAACCTGCAGCTTGATGTAGGTCAGCTGTAACAGAAGTTACTAATACTTGAGAACCAGCAATAACAGAACCATTTCTATGAACTGAAATCATTATGTCTCTATCTGCTCCTGAAGCTTGTTTTACAGATACATCAAAGTCAAGTTTAACAACTGCTGTAAGAGTTCCAGTATAAGTTAGTCTTGCTGATGTTGCTTCAGTAACTAGACTTCCTAGTCCAGAAGCTATAGTTGTTGGTGCTACTTTTGCAGTAGAACCACTATGTGATAAAGTATAAGGAGAACCTATATTATAGAAATAGAATTTTCCTTTTGGTAAAGCCATCGTGCTTGTAGTCAATGTTGACCAAGCTCCTGATGCTGAACCATTCGCTACATAAACTTTATTGGCAGCAGCCGCAGCCACACCTTTGGGCTCATGCAAGTCAGTGCCAGTAATAGTTTTGTGTTGAATCGTCATTTTGTTTCCTTGTTAAATTAGGGGTAAGCCCCGAAGGGCTCACCGAGGTATTACTTAGTTATACTGATAATGTACAACTAATTCAAACTTACCTGCTGTTAAAGTAGCTGCTGCTGCAACTGTTACTTCAACTGCCGAAGTTCCTACAGGTAGAGCATTTACTAAAGCTCCTGTTCCTGCAATACGCTGCCCTTTTACTTGAATTTTAGCAAAGGTTGCGTTTGCTGCAGTAACTAAACCATCTGCATCAACAACTACACCAGCTGTAGTAGTTAAACCTACAGTCATGTTTGCTGTACCAGCAGATGCTCCTGCTGTTAAAACACGTAGAGCTGCATGAGTAATTGTTGCATTAGCTGGAATTTGCATTTCTAGATTACTTGCAGAGTATGCAGGTAACTTATCATAATCAAATACCCAACTTGCTTCTTTTACTTTTCCAACCGAGTTGTCTTGACCACCATATTGGTTGTCAGCACCACGAGGTCCATAATGGTTGGCTACGCCTCTTTTTGGTCCGATTTCATATCCCATTATATTCTCCTAGTAATTAGATGGATGAGTTAACACCACACCTAAAGTATCAAGTCGTTGAACTCCAAAGCCGAATCTAGAAGTAACTTGATACTTGTCACCCCTTTCTTCTTCAGCTCTCCAGCCTTCAGTTTGCGGTGCACGTCTCCACGCATGCATAACTGGTTTACATGAATCATCTGCCACACACATGAATATATTAGCTTTGTCGCCAATAGCTGCTGTTTCATTTGTAAGACCAACAGAAGTAGCATTAATTGCTTCAGCTGCAGTCAGTGATGGTAAGAAGTTAGATGTATAAATATCCCAACCCATAATGTTTCTTACGAAACGATGGTCTCTTGCAAAACCTTCATTAAGAACACCTTGGAATTGCGGAGTGTTATTAACAACTGTTGTTGCTGAGATAAGTGAATTAAGCGTTGCTTCTACGATAGGGTCTACGACTGCAATACGTCCACCTGCTGGTGAGTTTGCTTTATCGAAAGACAATTTCATAGCTACAAAGTCAGCCAATGTGATTGTACGTGCATTACCAGCTGCTGAACCTACAAAACGGTGAGGTCTTGCATTCACCAAATTAAGATTTGCTGCTGTTTGTCCTGCATTAGCCACTGCCATAAATCGTGTTTCATGGTTTTCACCAAGAGCACGTGTTGATTCCATAGCTCGCATTGCCATTAATGTATCTACCTGAGAACCATCTTCACGTAGGTCATCAGATACTTTCCATGCATCACCGATATAATCAGTAATAGCTAGGGTAATAGTACCTGTGTCTATGTTAGTAAAGTTCAGAGGTGTATCCTCTGCTGCATCTTGAAGTGTTACAGTACCAACTGTTTTGATGTTTAGTGTTGTACCTGAACCGAAGTCTGTTACATCACGATACATCCCTTCTGGAAGAAGGTAGTCGTGTAAGTTATCAAGAATAAACTGAGAATATTGCTGCGATTCAATGAACGCAGTAGTATTACTTGTCAGTTGTGCCATTTTTTAAGTCTCCTAAGACTGTTGTTTAATTTTCTCGCCTGCTCGTCCCCATGCACTTAATAAGTCCTTAGTTGAACCACTTTCTACTTTAGCCGATAAAGCTGGAGCAGCTGTAGTATTACTAAGAGCTTCTGTATTAACTGAACCTGTAGTATTACCTACTGGTGCTGTAGCGGCAGATAAACCTGCTGCTTTTAATACAATGCTTGGAGCTGATGATGCAAGCTCGTTTAGTTGTTTAACGGTAACATTTAGTTCTTTAGCTATAGAGTTATAAGTAGCTTCTGCTTTATCTCCATACTGAGCAGTAAACTTTGCAGCTACTTGCTTAGCATTTGAATCTGCTTGAGCTTTACTTTCTCTAATAGATAAAGTTTTATTAACTAAATCCATTATGTTATCTTGATTAATCTCAGCACTTTGAGTGGTATTCTCTACTGGCTGTGACCCAGACTTAAGTTCATCTATAAGTTCCTGAGTAGTTTGTCTCTTAGTCAATTCTTCTTTTACAGCAGCAAGTTCAGACTCTAAAGTCTCAATATGCTTTTGTGCATGAGGTACTGATTTAAGAGCATCTTCTGGGCTCTGGTACTTTTTTCCTTCACCAACTAGTTCTTGAGCTTCGGTCGGAATCTCAAATGCTTTTGGTGCAGTATCTGTTTGTACAGCTTCGTTTGTACTCTGCTCTACAGGTGTTTCAGTTGTTTCTGTTTTTACTTCATCCATGTTACTTATCTCCTTGGTCAGGTATTACGTTTAATAATTTTGTATATGCTTTTTGTATTCCTATTTGGTAAGCTTGAAACTCAGACCAAGAAGGTTTATTAAAGTTCTCTTCATCCATACACTTTCTATTTGAAAGACCTATTTGGTCTTCTAAAAAAGCTCTTATTTCTCTAAGAGCTTCTATCTTTGTTAAGGCTTTGCCTTTATCTGATTTTAAATCTATCATACTAATATTATATCACACATTACGTTAAAAGTCAAGCTTATTCAGGCATTGGTTCTTCAGTTGCTGGGTCTACTTCAGGAGGAACTCCTTGTTCCATCTGTTGCATTTGTTGGTCTAGCATCTGTTCTTCCATACCTGGTGCTTGTTGTTGAGACTGTAAATCTTGTTGTATTTGCATTTTTATCTTTTCTTGCTCTGCAGCTTCAAAGATTGCAGCATTATCTTTAACAAAGTTATACTTCTCAAAGCCCATATATTCTTCTACCATAATAGCTAATTGTTTAGGTGAGATATGTGGAGCTATCATTTGTCCAATTGGGCTATTAAAGACCCCTA